CGGCGGATGCCATCGCCTCCGCCGATCCCATGCTCTTGGAGTAGGACCCAATGCTGAGGTTCGAAGACCTTCGTGTCCGGGATCAACAGGAGCTGGACCGCGATTTCTTCAATCGCCGGTTCCGTCTGATCGCCGAGACCTTCGGGCAGCTTGGGCAGGAGGTGGCCTCCGTCACCGGCGATACGGACCGCCTCGTCGCCCTCGGCCTGACGCGGGTCAACGAAGTTCTCGGGCCTCTTCTCTCGAAGGTGCAGGCCGTTTCCGAGAACGGCTTCCTGGTCGCCACGTCGGCCACCTCGCTCTCGATCGTGAACGGCCTGCAGTCGACGCTCGCCATCACCGATCCGGCGCAGCGCGATCTCTTCTCGCCGACGCCTTATGTGCTGCTCACCCGTCAGGCGGTGGGAACGCAGGACGATTATGCCGTGCTGCGCGTCGAGGACTTCAACCGCACCAATGGCGGGCTTGCCTTCGAGGTCATCCTCGTCAATGGCGACATCGGGGATGCCGCGCGTGATGACTGGGTGATTTCGGCGACGGCGGGCATCAGCGTGGCGGTGCTCGAGGCGGCAGCTGCTGTCCAGGAGACCCTCGATCTCGCTCAGCAGGCCGCTTCGGACGCAGCTGGGGCTGCCGCCACGGCAGAGGCCGTCCTGGCAAGCGGCCCCGTCTCGTCGGTCAACGGCAGGACGGGGGCAGTCGTGCTCGGCATGTCCGACATTGCCGGGCTCGTCTCCACCCTCGCAGCGAAGGCAGATGGCAGCCATGGCCACTCCATTGCGCAGATATCCAACCTTCAAGCGACGCTTAATGCCATCAGCGATGGCGGCACTTACTGAGGAACGAGAACATGCCGCAATCGCTCATCACGCAGGTGTCGCAGAAGCTCTCCATCGGCGGCGTGAAGGATATCGAGGTGACCGGCATCGTCGATGATGGTGCGGGCGGATGGGTCCGTTCGGTACGATTCTACGGTACACCCGCCTCGGGCGCGAACAAGCTTCTCATCCTCGAAGTTCTCCTGCAGTCCGCAGAGAAGTCCGATCTCGCCATCACCACGCCCGAGATCGATTTCTGATTCGCGCCGAATCCTCATCCTGATCTCAATCCGAACCGTCAACGCCCGTCCCAGTGGTTCCGTGCGGCGGGCTTTCTGCAATGGAGACAACCCATGTCTGATCCGACCTTTGGCATTTCGATCACGCGGATCGACCACGAACCGCGTCCCGCCGTCTACAGCGACATGTCGGTGGTGGGCCTAATCGGCACCGCACCCGAAGCCGATCTGGCGGTGTTTCCGCTCGATGCGCCGGTGTTTCTCTATTCCGACGATGCGGCGAAGCGCATAGCACTCGGAACCGAAGGCACAATCTCGGATGCGCTGACCCTCATCAATGCCCAGCTGGGCGAGTTCCAGGTGGCGGCCAAGGTCGTGGTGGTCCGCGTGGAGGAGGGCGGGACCGTGGCGGAGACCATCGCCAATATCGTGGGGGATGGCATCGCCACGGGGCTCGAGGCCTTCGTGCAGGCGGGACCGCTGCTCGGCGTCATCCCCCGCCTCATTTGCGCGCCGGGCTTCACCAGCCAGCGCCAGGGTGCCGATGCCAATGCGGTGTGCGCAGCGTTGCCTGCCATCTGCAACAAGCTTCTAGCCCATGCCGTGGTGGACGGGCCCGCCACCACTGAAGCTGCGGCCATCGACTGGCGGGAGACGATCTCCTCGAGCAGGCTGATCCCGATCGATCCCGCCGTACGCGTTATGGCGGGGAGCGACGTTGCGGTGATGCCGCTGTCGCCCGCCGTCATCGGCATCGGTGTCCGCCGCGATCATGAGAAGCAGGGCCGCCCCTTCCACTCATGGGCCAACCAGCCGGTCGCAGGCATTGTCGGCCCGTCGCGGCCCATCAACTTCTCGCTGACCGATGGCGCCACCGAGGGCCAGCGGCTGCTGTCGAATAATGTCGGCGTGCTTCTGCGCGGCGAACTTGGCGTCGAGACGGCCATCGCGAGCGGAGGCTTCGTCTATGTCGGCACCGACAATGCCGGAGAGGACGACCTCTGGCGCTTCTACAACGTCACGCGCGGTCGCGATTACATCCACCTGATGTTCCTGCGGACACTGCGTTTCTACCTCGGGCGCTTCAATCTCACGGGACAGACCATCCAGGCTGTGCTCAACACCATGGGCTTCGCCATGCGCGACCTGAAAGCCGACGGCGACATCCTGGGCTACGAGGTCAAGTTCACGCGGGACCAGAACTCGCCGGAGGAACTACGGCAGGGCCGCTTTACTGTGAACTTCGCAGCCGAAGAAGCCCCGGTGCTGCGTTACCTTGGCATCCAGTCCGCCCGCTATCGCCCGGCGCTCGATGCCCTGCTCGACGACCTGCTGGCCCAGGTCGATGCCGTCACCGGCTGATCGCCACACAACAAGGAGGAAACCCCATGAGCACCATCCATGTCATGGAAGCAGCAAACCTGTTCGCCGGCGATCACGACCCCACCGCCTCGAAGCATCTCACACTGGCCGAGCTCAAGCTGCCCACGCTGCAGGAGATGTACCAGGACCACCATGCCGGCGGTTCGCGCGTCCAGATCGAGGTGGCGGTTGGCATCCAGAAGCTGGAGCCTACCTTCAAGCTCAATGGCTGGGACCCGGATCTCCTCACCCAGTTCGGTCTCGGCTCGTCGCGCCAGAAGGTCTTCACAGCCTATGGCGTGATCCGCGACAAGCGGACCGGCATTGCAATCGAGTCCAAGGCCATCATCGAGGGACGGCTCGGCAAGATCGAACCCGACGCCTTCCAGCGCGGAGAGTTGCAGGGGCACGAATACGCCATCAACGAGGTGATGCACTATGAACTCTGGTTCAACGAGAAGGAAAAGCTGTTCTGGGACTTCTTCTCGACCGAATGGCGGCTGGACGGTGTCTCACAGAATGATGACGAGCGCCGCATCCTGCGCGTCCAGCGCTGATGATCGGCTGACAGGGAGATGAACGCATGACGGATACTGCCCGCGTGAAGCTTGTCCGCCCCATCAGGGTGGAGGAGCGCATGATTACCGAAGTCGCCATCCGCCGCCCCAAGGTCAGGGACCTGCGTGCAATGGAAAAGCTGCGCGAGCCGGGTTCGACCGAACTCGACCAGGGCATCGCCATGGCGGCAGCGCTCTGCGATCTGCCCATGGACGCCATGGACGAGATGGACGCGGCGGATTTTGCCAGCATCTCCGAGGTGCTCTCTCGTTTTTTGCCCAAGTCCCCGCCATGAGCGTCTGGCGCGGCATTGTCGCGGACATTGCGCATGTTCTCTCGACGCCGGTGACGGCCTTCGACGACATGGACTGGTCCGAGGTGCTGCTCTGGCATGCCGAGGCGAGGCGGATTGCTGCCGTCCGCTTGACTTCAGGGTGAAGCGGTTCGGCTGCAGCAACCGTCAAGAACCGTCTGGTCCGGAAGGATCACCGTGACCCAAAAGGGATAGTCGAAGTCGGACATGCCGTCGCTGCAGGAGCTTCGCTGAATGGCGGCGTGGCCGTTGCCTGCAGGGGCGCCGTCCTTGCCCTGAAGCCGGATGGCAAGCACGGCGGGGCTGTTCCGGGACCTGATCCAGTCACTGGCGTTCATCATGACCGCTTCGGTTTCGGGATCGGAATAGACTGCTTGTCTGTCGTCCAGCCTCAGCGACCAGAAAGGCTCGGTGCCGGCGCACAGAAGCGGGTAGCTCGCCTCACCGGGATCGCCGCCGGCCTCCGCGGCAAGATACCGGTGATTGACCCAGCCCGTACTACCCGGGCCACCTTGCGTGATCACCTCCCACCAGACCGAATTGCCCTCGGCCATGCGTCGGCCGGTGACAAGAATGCCTCTGGCGTCAGGTGCGAGGCGGACAACCGTATCCGCCTGGGTTCCAGGCTGGGATCTGACATTCAGCTGGTCATTCGCGGCGACATCCTTGACCGCGTAGGTCATCCCGGGATCCGGCGACAGGGCCTCCGGCGGGATGAACTCCTGCGCCAGTGAGCTCGTGGCGGGACAAAGCATCGCAGCAAGAAGAGCGGCGGACAAAAGACGTCTCGGCATCAGGGTCTTGGTCCTAGGTCGAAGTAGACCTGACCATATCACGGACCCAAGCGCTGCCAACGGGCCGCATCTCCATTTCGAGGAACAGGGATCCATGGCCAGTCAGACCACCCAGCTCATCGTCGAACTGCTCGACCGGGTCTCGGCCCCGGCGCGCGGCGTGGCGAACAGCCTGCGTGGGCTGACACGCACGGTGCGGGATGCGACCGCGGCGCCCATCACCATGGCTGACCGGCTCGATGCCGCGATCACCCGGAACAACCGAGCCCTCGACGCGGCGCGCGGGCGCATGCTGGACGCGGTGGGGACGCTCTATGTCCTGAAGAGCGCCTTCAGCGCGCCGGTGCAGGCCGCCCAGGAATTCGACCGGGCGCTGGCCGAGATCGGGGCCAAGGGCGACCTCACGGCGGAGCAGATGACGGCCATCGGCGAGGCCGCGAAGCGGACATCCTCGCAGATGAACCAGTTCGCCACCGACATCGTGAAGGCACAGGACTTCCTGGTCGGCATGGGCCTCGATGTCGAGCGGGCGACGAAGGCCATGCCATCGATTGCCCAGGCCGCAACCGCCACGGGAGCAAGCCTCGAGGACCTCTCCAAGGCGGGATTCGCCGCCATGTCGAACCTCGGCGTGGGAGCGGAAGACCTCGCGAGGTCGTTCGACATCATGGCGGCGGCCGGCAAGGCGGGCGGCTTCGAGTTGCGCGACATGGCGCAGTATCTGCCGTCGATCACGGCACTCGCCAGTTCCAAGGGCATGACCGGGGCCGAGGGACTGGCGCAGATCGCCGCCGCCCTGCAGATCGTCCGCCGGGGTGCGGGCGATGCCTCCGAGGCCGCCACCAACTTCAACAACATCCTGCAGAAGATCAATTCCAACGATGCCATCAAGAACTTCCGCAAGAAGGGCATCGATATCCAGAAGGTTCTGAAGGACGCAAAGGCCAATGGAACGGATCCATTGGAAGCCTCGCTGCGCGCCATCAACACGGCGATCGGTGGCGACCTGTCGCGGCTGGGTGAGCTCTTTTCCGACGCCCAGGTCCAGAAGGGCCTGATCCCGCTCCTGACCGGGCTCGAGGATTACATCC